CGCGATGGAATCGGCAACGAGGGAGGAGTCGAATGTGTTAGGCATTGCGGGGGTGTGTTTGGGGTTGGTTTCGTGGTTCTCTCCGGCTCACGCCTTCGAAAGGGATGCGCGGTGTTTCCAGATCGCCGCCTTGTGCGACTCGAAGAGCGCGGATGCGGCTTTGCGGTCGCCCGCCTCAACGGCGGCGAGGTACTCGGCGACTGGGTCGCTCGCTTCTGGCGCGGAATTTTCGATCACCGGCACGACGCGGGCGGCGGCGAGGCCAAGCGAACGCTCGAGGCTCGCGAGTGCGCTGCGCTCGGCATCGAGCTCGGCTTTGACTGCAGTGAGTTCGCTCTCAGCTTTTTCAGCGCGGGCGAGGATCGCGTTGTACTTCGCGACGATCATTTCTGCGGCTGGCAAGGATGCGACCGGCACTTCCGGCGCAGGTGCTTCGTCTTCTTGAACTTCTTCTTCGGTAGCTTCGGGGGCAGCTTCGATGATCTCTTCGAGAGATGCGGAAGGAGTGACTTCGGCGGCCTGCTCTTCAGCGGCCTGCTCTTCGGTGGCTTCGATCACGACCTCTTGGTCGATCTCGGCAGCGGCTTCGAGTTGTGGGTCCATATCCACGGACCGGGCTGTCAAATCGGAAGGTGCGTTGCGGAACTTTCCAAGGCGTGAGAACTTGTTGGAGCTGGCAGCGAGCGCGAGTGAGTCGGTGACTTCATCGACGAAGCCAGCGGCCTGCGCTTCTTCGGCGGAGAACCATGTCTCGGCATCCATCCACGCGGCGATCTGCTCTGGCTCTTGACCGCTCTTCGCGGCGTAGGCGGCAATCATGCCTTCGCGGATTTTCTCGAGCAGCGCGGCTTGATCGCGCATCTCATCGGCATCGCCCATTGCGACGCCCCACGGGTTGTGGATCATGTAAAATCCATTCGCCGCCATCTTGACCGGCGCGCCGGCGAGGCTGATGACGGTGGCCATCGAGGCTGCTAGGCCTTCGATCTGGACGGTGACGCCGCCGGGGTGACGCTTGAGCGCGTTGAAGATCGCGTTGCCATCGAACACTTCGCCGCCGGGGCTGTGGATCTTGAGGACGATTTCGTGATCGGCAGGGACGCGCTTAAGGTCACCGATGAACTGCTTGGCCGAGACGCCGTAATAACCGATCTCATCAAAGATGGAGATTTCGGTTTGGCGGTCTTGAGCGCGGGCAGATAGGGCATACCAGGTCTTCACGCCGCAGCGGGCGTGTCAAAATTTCAGACGGTGCCTTGGCTTGGGAAAACCTCGCCAACCTCGAGCCCGAGTTGATCGCACTTCGCTTTCCGGCGCAGGTAGGTTTGCAGGATATCGTCTTCCTCAGCTTCGGCATCGAGGCCGTGGAGATTGCAGTAGCGCTCCCAGCTCATGTAGCCCTTGTCCATCAAGTCGCTGTACAGGCGGCCATCGCGGCCATTGTCGACCGTGATTTTCTTCGGCGGGATGAACTCGCACCTCCACCAATCGTCGCCGGGGTATGGCAGGCGACCGGCTTGGATTTCCTGATAGATCCAGAATTTCCAAAACGGACGGCAGAATTGATCGACCAGCATTTGCTGGAGACGCTCGAGGAAATTCTGTGCGACTTCGAGCAATCCACGGAACTCGGTGCCGCTCGCGCCGACAAAGATCATGAGTGCCTCGGGTGGTAGGCCGATGCCGCGCGCGACTTCGGAAATGACATACCGCACGAATGGCTCGAAGCTCTGGCCGGGATGTTCGTTTTTGAAACTCTGGATCGACTCGCCCGGCTTGAGCTTGGGAATCAGCGTGCCGTTGTAGAGGCGCTCGGTGCTGAGGTCTTCGCCTTCGCTGGTGGTGATCTTTGCGCCCAAGCCGATCTTGGCTGCTTCATTGCTGGTGATCGAAAAGCCAATCTGCGCGCCTGCTTTGAATGCGCCCTTGGTGTAGGAGAGAATCTCAGAAAGGTCTTGTAGGTTGATCGCTGCGTTATGCAGCCATGATGCGCCGCGTGGGTAGCCTGCCCGGCGGATGTGTCGGAAATGCAGCATGTCCTGCGCTGGGACATCGGTGTATTTCCCATTGGCGCGGTCGGTGATAACGCGGTACGATATGGGCGCGCCGAACTGGTCGAGCAGCACGCCATCGAATGAGCGGTCGGATGAATCGGCGGTTGAACCGACTGCCTCGCCGCCAATGAAGCGGACGCGTGCGCCGCCGGTCTGGGTGGTGAGGAACTGCGCGAAGAAGTCACCATCGCAGGCGACTTGCCGAAGGATGAGAGATTGGGCACCGTAGAAGTTGACCTGTGACGATGCGTCGAATGCCCATGCCTCGGCGCAGGCGCGATCCTCGAAAGCGCGCTCGGCAAGGCGGTTCCACTCGGCATTCGCGGTGCGGGCCTTCGGGACGATGCCGGTGCCGACGGCACGCTGGGCAAGGTGCTCGATGAGGTAGGCGGCGACGCCGACATTGTTGTAAAGCCAGCGGGCTTTCTTCAGTAGCTCAAGGCGAGTCTGGGCGGGAAGCTCGCGCCGGGGTTCGACGGTGTTGAGAATGACGAGACCGCGATTGATGGAGTGCTCGGCTGCTTCAAAGGCAGCGGCCTTGGGCGTGGCGTTTTTCTTCGGGCGTCCGGCTCCGGCGCGCTTGCCACCGCGATTTGATTTTTTGATTTCGCTCACGATTGATTTCGGGGTGTCAAAATCAAAGCGGCGACGAGTAGCGCGAGCGGTCGACGATCGCGGCAAGCTGACGCTCACGACCTCCGTCGGTGAGCAGTTCTTCGATCGCTTGGAGTAGCAGCCACTTCGGGAAACTCACCTGCCCCGACGAGCTTGAGCCCTCGGTGCCGATGCTGGTGATGACGACTTCCTCGGTGGCGCTGGAAAAGACGGTGTCGGCCAAGGCCTCGAGCTCTTCATTGGTCTTGGTCCGGCGGAGGTAGGACTTCACGCCGCTGATTTTCATGGTATCGCTCACGCCGACGGGCGGGTGTCAAAATGGCGGGTTTTTTGCCCCTCAAAAAAAATCATCTTCCTTTGATTTATATGTTGACGGAATCAAAAGGCGGGTTTAGTGTCGTCCCATGCAAGTCACCATCAACGCCGCAGATCTGTTCTCAATCGTCGAGAGCATGAAGGTGGAGTTGAGCGTCCGGCCTGTGAAAGCGCCGGTCGTGTATCCTGCCGAAATCACCAAGCCGATGCTTGCCAGTCGCTGCGATGAACATGAGGAGCTGGCGTTTCCCGTGCTCGCCACGCCGAAGCTCGATGGTATCCGCTGCTTGAAAGTTGGCGGTCGTGCTCTGACCCGTTCATTTAATCCGATCCCAAACCGCTTTGTGCGCGAGTGGATCGAGGCCAATCTTCCCGACGGTGTGGACGGCGAGCTGATGCTGCGCGGCGGCACATTCAGCGAGACCACCAGCGCGATCGGTTCCAGCGATGGCGAGCCCGATTTCGTTTTCCATGTCTTCGACTATGTGGAGACCTCGACCGGCACTCCGTACAGCGAGCGCATCAAGGCTCTGGCTGCGCTTCCAGATTCCGATCGGGTCGTGAAGGTGCTGCCTGTGGAAGTGCAAGGCACCGACGATCTCGCTGCTTATGTGCAGACCTGCTTGGCCGAAGGCTACGAGGGTGTGATGGTTCGCACGCCTGATTCGCCGTACAAGTGCGGGCGCTCGACCGTGAAGCAAGGCTACCTTCTCAAGATCAAGCGCTTTGAGGATGCCGAGGCGGTGGTGGTCTCCACTTACGAAGGCATGACCAATCAAAACGCGGCGAGCCAAGACGCCTTTGGAAATACCAAGCGCAGTCTCTCCAAGGCTGGCATGGTCGGACGCGGCGAGCTCGGTGGCTTCGTGGTTCGCAACCTAGCGACCGGCGTGAAGTTCCGGCTGGCTTACAATCACAACGCAGGCGGCATTGACCGCGTGGGCCTGTGGGAGAACCGCGACAGCCTTGTCGGCAAAATCGTGAAGTTTAGCCATCAGCCGAGCGGGGCGAAACAAGCTCCACGGTTTCCGGTGTTCATCGGATTCCGCGAGACCTGGGACATGAGCGCATGACATCTATGAAAAAGAAAGAAACCAGAGGCGGCGCTCGAGAGGGTGCAGGACGACCAGCAGGGAAAACGCGCGTGACGATCGCGCTCTCGATCTCTCATGCGGCGAATGCCAAGCTCCGGCGCGCAGCACAAAAAAAATCCGCAAGCATTTCCAGTGTGGCGGATGAGTTGTTTCGGGACTTGTAAGCGCTGTTACCAGTTCAAGCGTTTTTCAAAATGTGCCATGCGATGTGGCAGAGTTTGAGTGCGTCCATGAAGTGGTCATCGCGCACATCCTTCCAAACATAGACTTGACCGGATGGCGTCTTGCGCGGGACGAGCTTCTGACCGCTCAGTCCCGCGATGAACTCGGTGGTGACTTTCTTCGGGATCTTGAGCTCGGGCTTTTGGTCCTTGATCCGATCGATGAAGAGCTCGGTCTTGATCGCGTGGTCAACATAGGTGTAGAGCACGACGCCGGGGAAGTTGTCGATCGTGGTGCGGCTGATCCGCGTGCCGAAGGTGACATTCGCGCCCTTTGCTGGGAAATAGAATCCGCCAGACTCTTGGCAGGTGGCATAGACGCGGAAGGTGGCAAAGCCGGAGTCGATCAAGCCGCACTCGGGTTTCACGATACCGCCGCTTGGTGTAGCATAGGATCGGAGTGGCGGATCGCGGAGAAGATCCTCGACGGCGAGCGTGGTGCCGTAGTCGAGGACATAGGATGAACCATCGGCGGCGAAGGCGGTGGTGACCCAGTGCTGTTTCTCCTGGCCGACATCGGCGCAGGTGACGACATGCGCGGGCTCGTCGATCGGGCAGGTGCCGACTTCGTAGCTGCCGGAAAGGCCGAGGATCTTGGCGTCGCCGATGCTGGTCTCGACCTGCTCCCACGGCAGGGCCATGGTCGAGTTGGTGAAATCTTGCAGGCCGTTGAGGGTTTCTGAATCGCGCAGGAACTTGACCGCCAGCGCGCCGAAGGTGCATGATCGCCATGGTGCGTAAAGCGAGTTGAGGTGGAATGAGCGGAAGCCTTTTTGCGCCGATTCATTGGTGCATTGCCATTTCCCCTGCTGGAGCATTTCCATCTTTTGCCCGTCATTGATCGAGCCTTTGCAATGCTGGCATTCGTAGCGCGCAGATTCTTCGACCTGCGCCATGTTCCACTTGCCGTCGGCCTTGGCCTCGCGATCCCACTTCACTTGCTCCCAGAGTAGCTCGATGCGTTCCGCGCAATGCGGGCATGGCAGCATGAATTTTTCCTGCGTGCCTTTGAGGTATTCCTTCCAGATCGGTCCCTCGGGCGTGGTCGGCGTGGAGGTCTTGACGCGGAGGGCGCCGACGAAACTCTTCGTGCGGTTCTCGGCAAGGTGCAGCGCGCTGGTTTCCTTGTCGGTCTCGGTGGCGAACTTGTCGACCTCGTCGAGTAGGAGAAGACCGGCGGGGCGGCTGGCGAGGTTGGCCGGTGAGTTGGACCCGACAAAGACAAGCGATGATCGGCTGAAGTGTTGCTCGAGGGTTTTGAACTTGTGGCGATCGGCAGGCTTTTGAGCCGAGAGCGTGACGCTGTCATCGAACAGCGGCATCCAGCGGGTTTCGGAAAATGATCGGGCGAGGCCTTCAGTCGGCATGACCCACACCATCGGCTGCGGCTTGTTGCAAATCCGCCATGCGGTCCCGGCTTGGATCATGGTCGTCTTGCCGGTCTGGGTTCCGAAGACGAGCACGACATCCGTGACATCGATGTCGCCGAAGCACTCGAGCGGCTCGCGCAGGTAGGGCGTCATCGAGACGGAAAATGCGCCAGGCATTTGCGTCTGACGCTCGGAGAGGATCACTTCGTCACTGCACCAATCCACCACCGACCGGCGATCGATCGGCGCGTAGATCGAGCGGATGTGCTCGCGCAGGGATTCGGCGGCGGGGGTCATACCTTTGGAAAATGGAGCGCATCGGTCGGAGTTTCACCGCCCTTTCCGGGATGGATTCCCGGCGTGTCAATGGTTTCACTTGATGCGCGTTTTGGGTATGGTTTAGCCAAAGGAATGATCTTCTTTCTCATATCATTGTCAAGCGGCATGAGGTATCTGTGTTTCCCTTGGCATTGAATCGATTTAGCATTGCTATCCATTTTTTTTGCACCCTGTAAATTTTGAATATGTCCTGCCGATCCTATTGTTCGCGGGTGAGTTTTTTTTCCGTTTATCAGATAAAATGTGGCAGGAGATCCTGTGCCATCATAAATCCAATTCGTTGCTTGATAGATTCCACCATGGTGCGATTGGTCACGATCAGCGAATGAAACAACAAGACGAAGTTTTGGGTTTGCAGAGATGAGAAATTTCAATGCTATGGACAAGATCCTTGAAACTGGCGTGAAGTGTCGAGTCAATGCAATGCGACTCAACTCGACACATTCTCTTTGTGTTAACCCATAAGGTGACCCGAGGTTCGGAGTTGCACCGGGGGAGAATATCACGACTCCGATAAACTTTTGATTTTCCCAAACTCCAATCTTCACCAATTTCGATTTTGGGATAGATTGGCTGTAATGCCAATTCTCGCAAGCATACCTCGCAGCCTCATGCGTTGCCCAATCAATCTTGAGAACAGGTTTCATGGAACGAAAAATTTCCTGCAATGCGGGCATTCAATCGGTGATTTCTCATCCAATTTCCCTTGGTCATCCTCTGTTCCGGGTTGGAAATCCATTTCAGGGATTGCTGTTTCATCAAAACCAATCTCTGTGACATCGATATCAAGGGCCGCAAGATCCGCCAGCTCGAGCTTCAGCATTTCCTCATCCCATCCACCGCCGATCTCGGCGAGGCGGTTGTCGGCGAGGATGTAGGCTCGGCGTTGCGTGTCGGTGAGGTGACCGAGGCGGATGCACGGGACCGACTCGAGGGCGAGCGATTGCGCTGCCATCACCCGGCCATGCCCGGCGATGATGCCGTTGTCCTTGTCGATCAAGATGGGGTTATTGAATCCGAACTCGCGGATTGAACCGGCGAGCTTGGAGACCTGCGCTGCGTCGTGCTTCTTGGCATTCCGCGCGTAGGGGATGAGGTCGGATGTTTTGATGTTTTCGATTTTCATATGCTTTGCCTGATGAGCGTGGTGAGATTGTCGATCCATTCAGCGAGCGCGTTTTCGATCGCTTTCTGGGGTTGGCCGTAGAGCCGAGGTGCGAGGGTCTTGGCTGCGATTTCGAGGGTCTGCTTCACCGCCACATGCGGGCGACCGGCGATCTCCTTGGCCTCGTCGAAGTAGAGCAGAATCCCCTCAGCGCGTTGCCATTCCTTGAAATCGCGTTCGGCTTTGTGGCGGTTGTTTCGGGCCGCGATGTAAATCGAGTTCGCCTTTCGAATGTCCTCGATCGATCCGCCGTTCCGTTTGCAGAGGACCAGCTCGTTGTAGCCGACCTTCTCCGCCAACCTCGCCCGGCGAAGCGACTGGCGCGGGGTGTTGTCATCGTCGTCAGGCTCGGGCGCGTCATGCGCTGGGGCTGTGACCGGCTGGGGCTTGGCGACCGGCGGCGGGGCGTCCATCAGCTTTTTGTTCTTCCGGGGCTTTGGCTTCGCGTTCACCTCACGCCACGCCTGCGCCGCGTCCACCGAAGTAGTCGGCATTCCCTTCTTTACGAGCCGCGAAACGAGACCTTTGTCGATCTCGAGGGCTTTGCTCAGTTCCGTGATCCCCATGGCGAAGTCAACAAAGGCTCAAAAGTCAACACTCAGACAACTGACGAGAGTGGCCCAACACCAAATGAGCGCTCGCGCGTAGGAGACTCCCTAAATTTTTCCGGTCGAT